CGAACAAGGACCTACGGATTCAAAGTCCGCAGCACTACCACTATGCTATACCCCAATAAACTACAACAAATTTTTAAAGAACAAGTGTGTATTATATACCAAACACGATGGTCAGGCAACTACACTGTAGTATTGAAACAACAAACAAAAAAACCCTAGATTTTTTAGGTCTAGGGTCTTGTGTTTGGAGTCTTTTTTAAAACTTTAGTTTTAGTTCTCTCTCTTTACACAAAACCCGGTCGGCGCCCATGAGCTATCACCACAATTAATTGTGCGATACTCGGACTGTAGCGTAAAGGGTTTGTGTTTAAAATTTGTCATAGTGTTATTATATAGGAACTTTTGAACCTTGGCAAGCGGTTTTTTAAAATTATTTTTTCCATGCAATTGGATTATAATTTATTGGACCAGAAGGATCAATAAAATCCGTAAATAATTCCCACAAATGTTCCGATATAGCGAACTTTGTAAGTAATCCTGGTTCACGTCCATAAGCATCTATTTCCCACGGTTGAACCCAATAATCAACTTTATCTGGATCAATTCTTTTACCTCTCCATCTAGTCAAATCATCATTGGTTTCACCATCAATATATTGTTTTACATGAACCATTTCGTGAGCCAATGTTTCCAGTATCCTTCTAGAACCAATATGGGGATGTATTTCTATTAAGAATTTACGAGGTTGTTTTCTTGTGTTATAATCATCAATACTTGCAAAACCATATTCAGTTATTTTTGAACAAAATTTAATTTCGGTTTTACAATTATTTCTTATTCGTGTATTAGGTATCAATTCTTTGGCGAAGAATTGAGCAGCTCTTTCAACAAAGGGCTTAAAATCTTTGTCGGGACAGTTAACCACACGAATAATCATCCTGGTCTCCTAAGGGCACCATTACCCTTAGTTATTTAGATGATTAGATTTTTTCCACTTTTACTTTGGCTTTTTCAAGAAACGTAATACCATCATCACTCCGATAAGAGTTCCGGTATAGAACGTGATTAATACCACTTTGGTATATAAGTTTGGCGCAATCCAAACATGGAGCGTGAGTAATAAACATAGTAGCACCCATACCAGATTCGGTAGATTTAGCCAACTTGGCAATCGCATTTGTTTCAGCATGAAGAACCTCTGGTTTAGTCACTAATTTGTAATTTTTCCAAATATTGGATTCTTTATTTACGTGTTGTTCTTTCCAATCACCATCATCGCAATAGATTTTATCTTCACAATTATTATCCCAACCAGAAGGCATGCCATTGTAACCAATTGAAATAATTCTGTCATCTTTGACTACAATGGCACCAACATGAAGTCTTTGTGCTGAGGACAGGCCTGCGAATGTCTCAGCCACATTCATATATGCATCACGAAATTTTTGTTTCATATTATTTTAAAATGGTGGGCCGACTAGGAATTGAACCTAGACTCAATGAATTATGAGTTCACTGCTTTACCATTAAGCTATCGGCCCTTATTTGATGTGTTCTAATGATTCTTTCCGCATCAATTTAGGTGTTTCCCTAATACCAATGTTTTTGATTACATAAACAAATTGTACACCATCAATTTCCTTGATTTCTGGTGAACAGACGTAGTAATTCTCCAGTGAGGTTTTTACACGCACTTTTTTAATAAATGGTTTTTCAGTTTTCATAATGAGTCCATTATATATCAAAAGAAAGAGGTTGTCAAGCAACCTCTTTTTAATTACCAATTAGTAGTATCTGTTTTGAACAATACGGTCATGGTATTCACGGGTGTAACGTTCTACGTCACTTTCATTCTGAGGATTTCTAGAGGTAATATATGATTCGAGTTGACTACCATAATCACCACTTATTCGTTTGAAAAAGTTGGTAATTAGTTTAATCATTTATCTTCTTTTTCCTTGATGGTAATTTTTTTAATTGCGTCTTGTGTTTTGACCATGTTTTCTAGCCAAACTTTTAACATACCATTAATCATTTCTGCATCTTTGATTTCCACTTTATCTGCAAGAGTAAAGGCACGTTCAAATGCACGATTGGCGATACCTCGATATAGGTAATCACCGTTATCTTCATCTTTTGCTGCAGATTTGATTACGAGTTTATTTCCTTCTAAAGTCATTTCAATATCAGACTTGGAAAAACCAGCAACAGCCATTTCAATAACGTACTTGTTTTCTGTTACTTGTTTGATGTTGTATGGAGGATACGATACGGATTTAGCAGCTATCGTTGCTGCTTCACGCATAAGTTCTAATGTGTCACCAAAACCTACTGTGAACGGTTGAATACGGCCAAAATCGGCAGCGAAAAAATCTTTCATAAGATTTGTCATAGTTTTCTCCTAAAAGCAAGATTGAAAAATTGATACCCCGAAGGCGTATCGGTTAAGGTACTGGTTACGGGATCCAGTGTCACCCTATCGTTGTGACCGCTTTAAAACGCTCCTAAGGTAGGTGGAGCACCTATTACATTAATATTTATACTAGTTATTGAGAACCGTTCGGTTTTTTACCAATGTTATATTTGGTAACTAATTGCCACTCATTCTTTTCCTTATGCGACAGAATTTTAATCTGTGATAGGAAAATTGGTGGTGGCACCTCGGTTTGTTTTTTGTTGACCAACTTTATTAAACCCCAATCTTCCAATAGGTTTGCAATAGCATTCCTACGTGACAGGTCGTTTTCAGTAAGGTCGGTTGGTTTGCCATCTAAGGCAAATAATTCTTTAAAGTGTACCACATAGTATTGTCCACGCTTGTGGAGAATATGGCAAGATTGGTATAATGTCTGGTCTTTTTTGGAAGCAACACCAATACGGGTCAGTGTCTCACGTACCTTTAGAAAATCATCTTTGTCATCCAATGTCACTTCAACTAAGTCTTTAATGTCTATCATTATTCTTCACTCCGCCTGTATCTATTTTTGTTTTTATATCAGCGATTTGTTCATCGGTGAGGATACGTAGGGCTTCTTTAGCCTTGGAGTTTGAATACCCAAAATAGGTCTTCACACACTCAATATCCTTCTCAGAATCGGCCTTTTGCCATGGAACGAACTTTCGTTTCATAGGCCTGATACTATTTAGAAGATACTGGTATTGCATGTCCTTGTCGATTCCTGGCCACATATTCATGTCATTGGCATACAAGACACAATCTAAGTGGTTGGACAAAGACCTATTGATTAGGAAAGGTGCATAATCTTTGAAGTCCAATTCACCATCCGGCACCTTCTTTCTCAGGATGTAATCGGCATAGTCGAACGGACTCATTTGAATTCACATTCAACCATAAGTTCTGTAAGACAGGCAATCAAATTGATTTCATGGTCTGCAACAAAAGCAGACTGATATTGATACTTAGCCAAGATTAGTACCATTTGTGGTACAGAATTTGGTTTCAACTTATCATACAAACCATCATAGATGTTTCTAAAGATTCGTGTGATATCATTATCCAAGTTGTTTGTAACCCATTTACGACAAGCCGCAAAGTCTTTGTTCATAAGTGAGGTCACCAACTCACTCAGCTGCACATCTGAAACCGAGGCCAAGATGCCTTTGTCGATTGTGCCACTAACACTATAACGTTGTAGTTCATTTAGAACACGGCGATTATCAGGAAAGTGTTTGGTAATTACCGCAGCAACTACTTGTTTGTCGTATGTAACATTCTCTTGTTCTAAAATCCATTCAACACGTTTAAAGAAAAATGAAGCCATCTTTTGTTTACTGCCATTGATTTTAAAGTCAATAACAGTACATCGGGAATGAATTGGATCAATTATTCTGTTCTTAAAATTACATGTGAAGATGAACGAACAGTTGGATGAGAACTCCTCGATTGCACCACGCATGGCAGGTTGAGTTGAATTTGGATTTAGATAGTCCGCTTCGTCAATGATAACGACCTTGCGTCCACCAGACAAAGACATTGAAGATGCATAGTTCTTGATTTTGTTCCGTAGAACATCGATACCCGATTCATCTGAACCGTTAATCATAATATAATCACAACCGACTTCTTCACAGAGAGCCTTTGCAATTGTAGTTTTACCAACACCAGCAGAACCCGCCAACAAGAGATTAGGAATCTCTTTGCGGTTTACATACTCCTGAAATGTTGCCTTGATACCATCAGGAAGAATACAATCTTCAATGGTCTTAGGGCGATACTTCTCCACCCACAAAATGTGTTGTGACATTCAAATACTCCATAATATAATTAAATTTCGTCATGCCATTTAAAGCCAAGAAAAAACTTGGCAAAAAATCTTACGACTGCATTTGGTTTTGTGCGTATATACACAAACATAGAGTCTGTGATTTCCCACTTACCAACATTTTTCACATCAGGTTTTAAAACAAAGGAACCCGTTACTGTTGATGACGATGATATAGTAAGACCAGTGCCACCACTAGAAATAAGAAGTGGTGTCCAGTCAACAGTACTATTGGCCGATTGTTTCTTTCTACACTCTGCAATCCATTGTTCACACGAAGTAAAATCCAAATTTAGTTTGGTTTGATCCGTTAATGGAAAGAAGAATTCAAATTCAAGCTGTTGTTGCATTTGGAAAAGGCCACATTGAATCTAGTTCAAGTTCATCAACTCTATTTCTCAAAACACCAATCGCTGTGTTAATGTGTCCGGTACCACCTTGATCTGGATTATGTCTGGATTCTAAGACTTGAATTTCTTTTTTCAAAACAGCAATATATTCGAATCTATCAGTCCATGTTTTTACTTCACCCATCATTTCACCTCGTTCATGCTTTCAAATAGTGCTTCAAACTCTTTAGATTCTGCAACCTCAGTTTGAAATGAATTTTTAAATTGTGTTTTTGCCATACGTTTGACAATCTTCTTAGGGATTTTCAACTCATCATTGGTGATATCCACAATGTCTTTAATTGCTTCACCATTAGATTGATTGCGTTGCATATGCAATACAATCTCATCAACATAACCCTTAAGTTTTTTTAATTGGTCTTCATCAAAAGAACCAAATAATGTATTCACTTTAGTCATTATGCCATCATTCCAATAACATCGAAATCAGTTTCTTCAACAACAACATTTCCATTAGTTAAGTTGATTGCTGTTTTACCTTTCTGATCGCCTTCAGTAATGGTGAACACAGCCACAACGTATGTGGGGTTAATTGCAATCTTGTTGCCGCTGGCTGCTTCTGTAATCCATATCATATTATTCTCCAAAAGTTAAATCGGATTCTTTTGCTTCAATGGCGATCCAGTATTCCATATCTTCTTTAGTGTTCTTAAAATAAGACAAACCTTTAGATGAGATTTGCACTTCATAAGAACCGGAAATCATTTTAAAGTTTTCTGTCAAAAACAATGCTTTAAATTTCTTACCATTACCATCAGCAATTTCTGTTGAATCGGTATGTGCAGAATTATCTTTTGCATCACAGGTTGTAATAGAAATCTTTTCACCATCAGACATAATAGCAATGTTAGGTGATTGTAGAATACTTGCGGTCTTTAAGATAGAAGCAAGTTCTTCTTCTTTCAAGGTGAAAGATACATCAACAGAAGGCAATGTTAACTCTTTATCTGGTGGAGTTACAATCATGCTTTTTACAGTTTTGCGATAGTTGAGTTTCTTGCGACCAATTTTGAAGATAACATGTTTGTCATCAAAATCAATTTCACCATCTTTGTACAATGATTGTACTGATAAAAACTGGTTCAAGTCATAGATGCAGAAATCTTGTGGGAAATCATCTTTAATTCCGGCCTTGGCCAAAACAGTTTTCGTTGCGGAAATGGTTGTCAATTTCTTACCAGCCTTAAATTCAATGCCAGGATTAATGTTGGCAAAGTTTTTAAGAACCGTTAAGGTCTCATTAGATAATTTCATTACGATACTCCTTGTTTCAATTCACTCATTATACCTGGACCGTAAGAGGTTGTCAAGCATTTAATCAATTTGTTCTTTAGGTTTTCCAAAGAACCTTGGTTGTCAATATGGTGGTCAATATAACCACCAATCCAACGCCATTCCGATTCATGTATACCAGATTGTTTCAACATAAAATCTTCAGCTTTACAATCACCCATATTGGCCCTAGATGCAATATCATACCAATGTGGAGTTATACCACGCTGTATTTCTATGAGTATACCTTTGTTTTGATGTACAAATTTAATTTCATTTTTAAAACGAACATCTGTTATAACATAATTTTGATCTGGATTATTACGAATATAATTTTTCAATTTAATAATCCAGAAGTCGGAATGAAAAACATCACGTCCAACTTCTGTACCCATTAGTTGTAGTGCGAGCCTTGGTGTAAACTCACGACCAAATTCTTCTGTCCAAAACTTGTCTGGTTGTTCACGCCATTGTCTAGACTGTTCAGTATCACCTTCTAGTAAATGCCGTGGCCAACCAAACATTTCTGCGGCGATATCTTTAACACCTTTGGCAAAACTTACAGGAGTAAAACCAAGGTCTTTAAGAATATCACCCGCCGTTCCTTTACCTGAACCAATAAATCCAAGTAATCCAACAATCATTACATTTCACCAACAAAATTTGCTACTGCTGGCATGTCACCTCTAAAGTGATAAGTACCGATATGGTCAGCTCTCATCCAAGGACATAACCAAATTGATCCACCAATCTTACGCCACAATTGACAGAACATATAATCTTCTGATAGGTAACGGTCAGAACCACCACCAGTTGCAGAATCTTTAGTGTCAATTAATGTATCAAAGTATGCATGAATATAACGTGTTCCATCAAAGTGAGCTTGACCAACATGATCTGGTTTGTACCGTAGTTGTGGGAAAGCTTCTGCGAATTTAGGAAAAACTTCACGTTTAACCAACATAAAACCTGTTCCAATTTCCAATACTTCGAGTGGATCGGCAACACTGAATTTATCGGTGCCTCTCACTGGATTAAAAACATAATCACCGGTAACTTTTTCTAAGTCACCTGCTTCCATATCTGGATTTTTAGTGAGTGCTTTCTTAACTGATGACCATTTAATGGCTTTCTTAGGATAAGGACCACCAATAACATCCTTATCTAGAGCTAACAATGCAAGAACATCTTGTGGATTGAAGTGAATGTCAGCATCAATAAACAACATGTGTGTACAGTCTGAACGATGTAAAAATTCATCTACGAGATAATTTCTAGCACGAGTGATTAAAGACTCATTGAAAAGAAATGAGAATTTCACTTGAACACCATATTGCATACAGATAGCTTGCAAATCTAGGCATGCCTTAGCATAAAGTCCATGATTCATGCCGCCGTACATTGGTGTAGCAATAAAAATACTTTTCTTTTGAAGTTCTTCTTTTTTAATTGAAATTTCCATTTTCTCTCCAAAAATAAAAAAAAGGAAGATCCACCAAAGGTGGTCTTCCTATATTCACCTAATTAGGCGTTGAAGCTGTAACCAGCATTAAGCGCGGTGCGAACCATTGCTTTGGTTGGTGTACCCAAACGGTACACAGATACCTTAGAACCATCACCACGAGTTTTGGTGTTAGTGTAGATAACATTGCCTTCTTGGCGCAATTCATCAATACGTGCGGAAACATTTTGGATTCCAAAACGAGCACGAGCTTGTGCGGTAGAAAGGGTGTTGTAGCCTTCAGATTTGCTCAAGTATTTGAGGATCTTTTCTTTAGCTGAAAGTTTTGTAGTCATAATAATCTCCTAATGACAAAGTTAAAAAACAAAAGTCTTGCGTTTAGCAAGTATTCATATTATACTATTACTTAGTGTGTGTGTCAAGTATATTTGCGGTATACTTTTTTATCTGCCAACTTGTGGCAAATATTTAGCCTTGGTTTCTTCCCAAGACAAGTATATCAAGTCAGAATAGAATAGTGATTCATAAGACACATTGTTTTTCTTCTTCAACATTGATATACGGCCTTTAGCATATTTGGTTTTCCAAATTTGCGTCAAGGTTTCTTCACTGGTATCAAATGATTTGACCAGTTGTTCATCACCAATTTCTTTCCTGAGATATTCATTGGTGTTGTTGTACAAAGGAGAGAAGTATATTCCTCTCTGATGTTCGGTACGTATAAGTTCTTTTGGAATACCAAGCTTACTATACGCAAAATTTAGAGTACGATTTTTATGGTCACGTTTAAGTGGAAGACCTTTTTGATTCTTGGCTTCCCACCATTCAAAATATTTTCGTGTATGATTTTCTTTAACCCAATTATAAATTAAGGCTCTTGTTTTTCTGGACGGTTCAAAAGCAACCGAACCACTAGAGAAACCCATTTTGTTCCAGTGTTCAAGACCATCATACTGAGATAGGCCGCCGGACTTAGTGTTACCATAAAGGGAAGTAGTTGTAACTCCAACAAGAACATCTCCATATTGTCTTTTCCAATCATTTTGTACAGTGTCAGCAAGGCATAATAATGCTAATAATTTACCACCCATGTAATTAAAACCAAGTGGTTGCAAAGGAACGATTGTAGAACCAATTGCAGTATGATTAATCATACCTTGTTGTGTCTTAACATCCCTAGGCCAACCAATTGCATTATCTCTTGGAGTCAAGTCCAAGAAGTCGGAAGATATACACATAACACCAAGATACTTATCAGTGTTTTCATCAACCACGGTGTAATAAAGATTGCGACCAATATTGGAGTTATTCTTCATTGTCGATGAAAAGGTACGAACTGTATTCCACGTTTCTGCCAAAGGTCCATTAGACAAGACCAATTTTGGTTTTAATTTTTCATAGTCATCTGGACCTTCTGGCATCCAGAAATTGTTTTTAACTTTTTCGACCAGTTTCTTTTGTGTAACATCCACTAATTGGACTTCTTCTTCAAACAGTGTACTGATAGTCCTGGTTGGATATTTTTCATGTACCTCTAACCATTTTTGATATAAAGTATATTCACGAACATCCATTTGTGATGCATACGTAAGGTCTTTAATCAAGATTTCTTTCAACTGCTCGGTATCAATATGTTCAAAACGTTCAGGTTCATTTAGTACCTGCCATTTGTCCCACTGAGCATCAACATAATCTATAGGTGTAGCCATTATTTCTTTAAAAGTTTATTCATTTTTTTAGGATTAAAATATTTGCGTCTAATTTTATCCAATTTTTTCAAACCAAATTGTAACGCTAGCGGTTTTACACGACTAGTATACACTATTCCGTTCATGTGGTCAAGCTCATGGAGAAAACATCTTGCGGATATACCAGTAAATGTTTTGGTACGTTTTTCACCTGCGAAATCCTGGTACTCAATTTCTACCTGCTCTGGTCTAGTGATATTAAGATTTAAGAAAGGAAATGAAAGGCATCCTTCTTCCATATGTTTTTCACCACTTGATGAAAGTATTTTTGGATTGAAGTATGCCACATACTCTTCACCTGCACCCATAACAAACACACGATATTCAAAACCACATTGATTGGCGGAGAGTCCAATACCGTTATGTTTTTTACAGGTTTCTACCAAAGTAGATGCAAAACTGTTTGCATTAATTGGTGCATTTTCAAAATCAAATTCGGGTAGAACTTTGTAAAGAGCTGGATGGTCTGGTGGTATCAAGTCAAATGTTTCAACCTGTGTTGCAGTAGGTTTTATTTTAGCCTTTTCTTCCGTGTCATATAAGACAATATCTTCTGTACTCATTTTGCAATCCTTGAAAAATTATTTTTTTTCTCGAAACGAATTATTGACCTAAACTTGTCAAATAATTGGTCACCTTTGTGTGAGATAACAAACACATTTGTATCTGCACCCATTTCATGTATCAACTTCAGAAATTCTTCAGTGCCTACAGTGTCTAGGCTGGAATCAAACACTTCATCTAGTATCAACAAATTTGTATTGGTACTATTCTTTAGTTTGGCAATCTGACGCCAAGTAAATAATAATGCCAAATCAATACGCATCTTTTCACCTTCCGAAAAATTGGCATAAGAGAAATCATCACGGTGTCTACTCTTAATTGTTTCTTCAAAGTTTTCATTGATGTTGAAGTTGACAAAAAAGTCCATTGCTTTCAGATACTTGTTAATCAACTTGTTCATGATTGGCAAGTATTGCTTAATGATTCGTGTTTTAATACCGCCATCTTTCAACAACGTGCCTGCAAATTCATGGTAATGCTTTTCATTCAAACTAGTTTCATGGTTTTTCTTATATTCAGTCAGTGCAGTATTTAATTCAATTAACTTTTGGTCACCACCTTCTGTACCAGTTTGTTTATTGCCCAATTCATCTATCTCATTGTTTAGTTTGGTAATGTAGTTGCTTATTGCTGATATGGTAGAAGTATGTTTAATAATTTCACCATTGTGAGAACTGATGTGTGAAATGATATCCGTTATTGATTTTATTTCAGATGTTACTTTGTTTAACTCTTGTTCAATCTCACTCAAGCCGGTTTTTTGTGTGAAGATTTTCTCTGACTTTTCTTGCAATTGAGAATCTTTCCACTCAGGTGTAATTGATTGTTTACATGTTGGACAATCATGGTTGTTTTCATAGAAGTCAATCTCTTTTTGATTTCGATCAATATTAGTTTGTACTTTACCTTTGATTTGAAATAAGCCTTTGGATTTTTTATCCAGTTTTTCTTTCTTATCACCAATTTTATTTTGTAATACTGCAATGTGTTTGTTAATCAATAGAACATCATTTTGTAATGTATTCATTTGTAATTTTGATTTTCCAATTTCTTCCAGTTTACGTTTGATATCCGCATCGTGGTTCTTTTTATGTTCTTCAATGTTTTGTTTTTGTAGTGTTATCTTTTCTTCGGTAAGAGAAATCGCATACTTGGCTTTATTCAACTCTTCTTTGATGGCATAATTCTTCTCTTTAATAACATTATTCATTGAAGAAAATATCTGAATATCCAATAGGTCTTCAATGATTGATCTACGGTCAGCAGCCGATAACTGCATAAACGGAACAAAAGATGCTGAACCAAGAATGACAACCTGCGTAAAAGACTTGTAATTTAATTTGAGAATATTATTCTCTAGTATCTCTTGATAGTCTTTTGCAGCTGCATCTTGGTTCATCAATACATCATTCAGGTAGATTTCAAATACGTTTGGTTTAATACCACGAATGACCTTGTATTTCTTTTGGCCGATATTGAAATATACTTCAACAACAGCTTCTTTACCATTAACCGAATTTAGTAACTGTGGTTTGTTGATTTTACGAAAAGGTTTACCAAACAATCCAAAGCACAGTGCATCCAAAATTGTGGACTTACCTGCACCATTATGACCAATAATCAAGGTGTTATTAGATTTGGTAAAATCAATCTCAGTAAAATGAGCTCCAGTTGAAAGAAAATTCTTCCACTTAATCTTTTGGAATAAAATCATGCTTGTTCAGTATTCAATGCCTCTATGTAGAGTTCTTTCAATAATGTTTTTAACCGGTCGTTGTCAATACTTTCTTCCGTAATGCCATCAACGTACTTGTTTAATATGGTAAGTGTGTCTTCGGCTTCATCAATGACTTCATCACCATCTTCTAATTCTGTAAAATCTTCAGCAATTGTAATATCTGCTGGGTTTACATTATACAGGTTATTCATGAACTTGTCAAACAAATACGGATTGTTTTTGTTTATTACAACCACTTTGACATATGTATTTGTGTATGGATTTAAATCTTTGCCATCAATTTCTTTGATTGATTGTTCTTTGTCATCGTAAATGATTCGATGGAACATTTTGTTTGGAT